CGTAATCTTGCCTCGGTGCGTCTCCTCAATGGGACAGCTCACTGGGAGCCTCGCCGAGGAACGCACGTTCAGGCTCGGGACTACGCCTCTAAAGCTGATACCCGCATCGCTGGCCCCTTCACGTTTGGAGAAGAGCCTCAAGCGCAAGGCGCGCGTAACGACATTCGAGAAGCCCTTGAAGCGGTTAAAGAAGGCGCCACCGATCTCCAGCTTATCGAAGCCTTCCCTTCCACTTGGGTTAGGTATAACCGTGCGTTATCAACCTATCGAAATCTACTTCCGGTCCCACCCCGAGAAACCCCTTCCATTCTCATCGTCTATGGTCCTTCACGATCCGGGAAGTCTTCCGTCGTACAAGAAGGATATCCAAATGCCTACTGGAAAGATAAGGGAAAGTGGTGGGATGGTTACTCAGGCCAGTCGACTATCGTCTTCGATGAATTCTATGGATGGTATTCCTACCATGGGCTTAATCGGCTCCTAGATGTCTATCCTCTCAGGGTCGAGTGCAAAGGTTCTACCGTTCCTATGAGAGCATCGACATTCATCTTTACTTCGAATAAGCATCCGAAAGACTGGTATTCGGGAGTAAATGATCCGTCTCATGCTCTTTTGCACCGATTCTTGGACTGGGCTCAGATTCTTCATGTCCCGTCTCCTCCTGGCACTTGGGAGTGGCAGCAGATCGAGATTCCTGAAACTACATCTGCTCCTACTTCCTGGCACTATGGAAATTCCCACCTATTCCATGGTGTCCATCCTTATCGCGACACTGCGTTTTAAATGTAACTATTAATTCATTTACCATGTTCTCCCGTCCGAAGCGTGCACGTATTATTGGTTATGGAGGCACCCTCCAACGAGGTGCCATGCGGCGGCGTCGGCAGGCCCGTCGCCTTATGAACACAGCGCTTGTTCGCCAAGTTCTTCGTCGCCCTATGCCGGTGTATCGTAGCTCTGGTGAGCTTAAGGGCGTTGATGTGGACACCGATATCTCGTCGGGAAGCGTCCTCGCTACTACGACAACTAACGCTGGCATATTTACTCTCAACCTTGTATCTCCTGGAAGCGGGTCCAACAATCGTGTTGGCAGGAAGATTCGTTGTTTCTCAGTGCGCCTTAAGGGCACCGCGACTTACCAGTACGCTGCTACTGTTACTACTGGTACTATGCGATCATCTACTCTACGGATGGTGCTCGTTTGGGACAAACAGCCTTCTGGCGTGCTCCCCATATTCTCTACTATATTCGGGATTACGGATATAGCTGGCACGGAGTCTTCCGAATTTTTGGATCCCTTGCGCTATGATAATACTGCTCGCTTCCGCGTCATTAAGGATATGACGTTCAAAGCTAATCCTCAAGGCCAGAACGAGTTTGGTGGCACTACTGATGCAATGCAGATAACTCATGCTTACGATGAGTTTATTGATCTTAAGAGATCTATGAATAATGAAACTGTTTACAGCGGCCAGTCTGTTCCTACTACTATTGCTGATGTGTCCTCTGGCGCTTTGTATTTGGTTGTTCGCGCACAGACTAATGAAGCTACCTCTGCATGGACTCTTGATAACTCTCATTCGCGTTTGCGCTATCGTGATTAAACGATTTGTGTCTTGTACTTTAACGGGTTTATACAAGACTGTATTCTATCCCGACCAGCGTCGCCGAGCCGTCGAGCGCCCGTTAGGGCGTGAGCCGGCGAAGAGACGAACTGGACCCTCGAGGTCCTTGCCATAATCCGTTGGGCTTTAGCACAACGGACTCCGCAGGCGCTTGCGCCATGCGGCAACGGGGCCGGGGTCGGCCCCGCATCTTAGGTAGGGGGTCAGGTTGGGGTCACTGGGGCCGTAGGCAATTGGTTCGGAATAAAGTCGCCAATAGGCGTTAAGTGTGCGTCAGTATTACCGCACACTTTATATCCCGCAAAATAGGATAAGACCTTTTATCCCGTGCATTCGGATGTACTTTTGCGGGTTTCCCCGGCCCGTATTCTTATTCCCCCTGCCCAGTCCCGACGCGGCGCGCAGCGCCGCGGGTTTTTTTTCACGAATTCGTGTCCCCAAGTTCAGGACACGTCCCATAACTCCTATGGATTAACTGGGCATATATATGACTAGCTTCATCCATACATTTAGTTATGGCTACGTCACGCAAGTACTGCAACTGGGTATTCACGATCAACAATCCTGCTAATAATGACCTCCCTCTCGAATGGCCCTCGCTTAAATATTGTATCTGGCAACGGGAACAAGGGGCGTCTGGAACGCAGCACCTCCAGGGTTACGCCGTCTTCACTTCGCAGCGTAATCTTGCCTCGGTGCGTCTCCTCAATGGGACAGCTCACTGGGAGCCTCGCCGAGGAACGCACGTTCAGGCTCGGGACTACGCCTCTAAAGCTGATACCCGCATCGCTGGCCCCTTCA